GATGATGTGTATAGCGAATTAAATAACCTTAAAGAGAATATTAGACAAATAACAAAAGGAGGTGTGTAGTATGGCAATGCCAGTAAGAGTAATGGATCATTGGATTCACAGATACCAGTCTGTAATAGATGATAGAATAAAAGACTTAAGAGATCAACAATCAATTGATAAGAAGAGAAGTTTAGACTCTAAAAGGTCTGATTTTTATGATGCAAATGGTATTAGAGGTAAGCTTCAAGATTATCAAAAAGCTATAGATGAGAAAGAAAGAGCTCATGATGATTTATTAAGCACTTTAGACTTTATGTTTAGTGAAGCAAATAAAGGAGATATTAGCAGAGGAAAATATACTTATAGTTATAATACTCCTCGAAGTGTTAGAGATTTCCAAGAACAATTTGATAAGCTTATACTAAAAGGCTTTGATAAATGGTGGGAAGATAATACAGAAGAAGGTAAGCAGATTAAAGAGTTAAAGGAAATGAGAAAGCATGTAATGGATGCAGTATATGCTTCAGCAACTCCTAAGAATCTGTTAGATGGACTTACAACTGTAATGAAATCTCTTGATGCAGATGTGTTATTAAATGGGGGTTCAAAACCTTTACTTGAAGAACTAAATGAGGTTGTAATTCAGCCTAAATAGTAGTAAATTATAGTGGTTAGCAGGTGGTGTAGTATTCATATATATCCTGTATAGAAAACAACAGAGACGCTGCTTGCTTTCCACTTTGTTTTGTGTGGGTAGTGTGAACCAAAGAGCCAAATTTGTAGCATCATGCTACCCATACATATTTTCAATCATATAATAGGAGAAGTAAATGAAGAAGCTATTATATTTTGATTTAGAGCATGGAAGTCAGACTATAGGATCTAAAAAGGATATAGAACAAATGTTCGGTTTTCCTGAATTAGAACCTTCGACTTTTAGTGAGTTTCAGAATATCATAAAACAGTTATATGCACCTAAGACGGTAGAAGAGACTGTAAAGATAGGAGAAATATCCTTAAAGCAATCTAATAGCAAGATTGTCTCTAAATCAAATGTAAAAATAGATGGAATCATCATAGATACAGTATCAGAGTTATCTAAGAAGTATCAAAGAAACTTAGTCAATCAAGAAGGCATGATGCAAATGAAAGACTGGGGTAAACTTAAGAATACTTTAGATAAACTAATGGATAGATTAACTAAGCTACCTGGCATACTTATATGCAACTGTCATTCAAAGATACAACATATGGATGATGGTGGAAGTAAGTTAGTGCCATACATAGATGGTAGTAGTAAAGAAGATATATCTAAATGGTTTGACTTTGTATTTTATTGCAAAGCTAAAACAGATATGAAGGGTAATACCCAATATCTATGGAGAACTGCTCGAACAGAGAAGTATGATAATGCTAAAGATAGAACTCAGTTGTTAGATGCTGAAATACCTCAAGATTATCAACTTGTATTTGATGCAGTAGATAAAAAAGGCTGGGATGGAGCTAAGATATTAATTATCGGTAGCCCAGGAGCTGGTAAAACATATAGTTTGAATACAATAAACAAAAAGGAAAGTAAATAATGGCAACATTAACAGTAAAGAAAGTAGCTATGGTAGATTGGAGTCCAGGCTGGAAGACAGTAACTATTTCGGGGGCTAAAAGAGGAAAGTATGAAGGTGGAGATGGAAAGAAATACTTAGATGTATTCTTTGAAGGCTATCCTGAAACTATTAAACTAAGAGTTCATCAGAAGTTTAATAAGACTACTAAAGAAGAATTTAATATCAGCAATTTATTTAGATATGCTAATGCAGGTATTGAAGAAGTTAGTCAAACTGAAGATGGAGGAGAAATGATGGTAGAGATCAATACTGCTCCTGAAAACTTAGCTGGAAAGAAACTAAATGTATACTTTTACAAGAATGCTAAAGGATATACAGATATATCTGATAATGTTGTACCAGGTGAACCATATGAAAATGTGGTAGAGACTTTTACAGAATCTGATATTGATGGTTTAAAGAAATACACTTTCACTAATAGAATAGAACCTTATATCTCAACTTTTAAAGCAGATAGCGATAGCTGGGATAAAGGAGAAGGTGGATCGAGTGCACCAACTGATGATGAAGACTGGGAAGATTAATATTAAACCGTAAAGAGAAAGTGGGAGTAGCTACTAATTCAAGCTGCTCCCATTATCACAGGAGAACAGATGATAAAAGAGTTTGCACAAAGCCTTGGTAATAGAGGTCATTTCTTAGAAGAAGAAAAGGTCTTTAAGATGAGAGGTGGTAGAGATAAATTCATGTCTTTATTCTGTTATGATGATAATGTTAAGCAATACTTTAAAGAAAAGAATAAAATAGCAGGCTATAATGGATTGCTATATTTATCTAAAGAACACATTCTCGATGTTGATGGTGAAACATTCTCAGAAGCTAAAGACTCAACTCTGGATTTATTAGCTCTATTAGAAGACTTAAGTGTACCATTTAAATTATATTTTAGTGGTAGAGGTTTTCATATATCTATAGATCCAGCTGCATTTATGTGGGAACCTAATAAAGAACTGCATAAATATATTAAAGATGCATTAGATGCAAAAGGAATATTTAAGTTTGCAGATTCAGCAGTAACTGATAAGATAAGACTAATAAGATGCAATAATACAATTAACTCTAAGAGTGGGTTGTATAAAGTAGATATGTA